TTGGACTCCCAGATGTCGTCAATGCGTTGCCCAACGGACTCGCCTTGGTCCTGCGCCATCAGCGGCGCCATGCTGGCATCGGTGGCGACGCACAAGGTGCCATTCTGATCGATGTAAGCCGACGTGAGCCAAGCGAACGGTTCAAAGTCCAGAAGCCCCGTTTGGCCCGGCACAAACGAAAAGGCCGTCACCATGTCGGACACGTCCGCCTTGCGTGACTCGCCCGGCGGTGAACCCTGCGCGAGTGTCGCCGCGTAGGTCGCCATTTTCTTGAGCGTTGCCGGCGGGATCTGCAGCTCATACGACTGCCCGGTGGTGTCGCCAACGATAATGACGGCGATCTTTTTCTTCTCATCGCAGGCTTTGGTTTTTTTGCCTGTAAGCTTCGATGTGTCTGAGCCCCACTTTTGCCACTCGCACTCGCTGCACGTGCGCGCCTGCGGTTCTGACGCGTTTGCTGACGCGGCAATGCCGTTGTCAGAGAAGCAATCGGGCGGGCCCGGGTTGTCCGGATCATACGGACCGGCGTAAAACACTCGGCTCTTTTTGGGGTTAGACCCGATGATGACGCCCAGCATGGTCACTCGCTGCCCCTGCGGCGTATTGCGCAGGAACACAGGTGCGCCGTAGCGCATGCCGGCGGCGTCCACGAGTGCAAACGATCCACCGCGGATCGAGATGCGTGGGTGCATCCCCGGTCCAAGATCGGACAGCATCGCGGCCGTAACCGATCGCTGCTGTACCGATTGCCGATTATAAACGCTCATTTGTCATGATCTCCTGAATTGTACTGCGATCCACCCATCGACCTTGATCCCGGGCGGGATCTTACCTTCGTTCAGTTCCATCCATTCTTCAACTGCTTCCTTCGACACATGCCCGGTCAAAAAGCCCCACGCGTTCATCTTGCGCACCCAGGCGTGAAAGGCTTCCTTGTCCGTGCAGGTGACGGATGACTTGGGAACCTTGAAGGCTGTGCCGAACTCGGTAGACAGCGCGTCCTGCTTGGTTTCCTTCATTAGCTGCTGCGCGGCGCCTTCAAGCACTTCCATCGCATCGGTGTACGACTTCATGCGCTTGGCATGAATTCTGTTTTCCTCCTGCACAAAGTCGCGCAGCTCGACGTATTTCTTGACGATGGCAGCCGCGTCGAAGGTCATTTTACTTAACCCAAAATGTCAGCATTATTGCCACCACAGCAAAACCACCAGTCAAAACCCAAGCTGCTAACGCTGCGCTGCTCATGGCTGATTCGGCGTCTTGCACTTCGGGCAGAGAATCGACAGATTCTCAAGTGCATCGGGAATCTGCCACCCTTGCACGCGCATGACGGCCATGTAGGCGAAAACGCTGTCGTAGTCGACATCGCTGTCATGCGCCGTGTTGCACTTGCTGCATCGAACTGAAAAGGTAGGCATTAGAACTTTTCCTCCACCAGCTTGAACAGAGCACCTTGCATCGATTCGTTGTTCACGTGCCGCCGGTAGACTTCCCGCTCGGTTTCACACCCGGATATATTAACCACAGTGCAATTTCGGAGCTGCCCAGGTCGGTGAATGCGCTTGTTGCCCTGCATGTAGAGACGAGTCTTGTCCGTAGGTGACCACCAGACCACGGTTGCCGCGGCCGTAAGATTCTGACCTTCCGCGATAGTCTCCGGGTGTGCAGTGAGTACACGGGGGTCCCTCTCCTGCTGAAACGCGCGAATGATTCTGATTCGATCTTTTGCCGATGTCGTACCATAGATGACATCTCTAGTGAACTCTGTCAATCCCCCATTCAGCATGTTCACCGTCGATATGAACGGCGCAAAAATGATGGTCTTGCCTAGCGATGAATCGATCAGCTCGCGCAACGTCGCCAGTCGCGGCCGGCAGTCTACCTTGTGCTCGTTGTGCTTTTCGTCATAGACGACACCGCCGGCAATCTGCAGAAACTTGCTGCGCAGCGCCGCCTCGTTAACTGCCGTGATGGTGCCCTTGTCGCGTTCCAGGAGGAACTCGCGCTTGAGCTCTTTCATCCACTTGCGCTGTTCGTCCGACAGCTCGCAGTGCACGTCGCTCACCGTCAGGTCAGGCAAGTCCTGGCAATCCTCAATCCTGAACCGGATCGCCGGCTGCATCAATTTGTAGGCTTCCTCGGTGGCGCCTTTCTTAGGAAGCCATTTGAATTTGGAGAACTGGTCCTGCAGCATAATGCGATTGCGGAAGTTGGTAAAATACTCCCCCTTCGCATTGTTGATCAGTTTGGCGATTCCGTAAGCGTCGAGGGGGCCGTTAGGGATCGGCGTTCCGGTAAGAACCCAAACAAAGTCACGCCGCGCCAGAATAGCATGCGCTGCTCGGCTTCGAAGCGTGTTGTGGGCCCTAAAAGCCCCGGCTTCATCAATAATTGCAATCCGTATGTCCTCGCGAGCCGCAACAGCAGCTGCGAAGCCGTAGAGCTCAAGCTTCCGTCGCTTTTTGTCGCCGACGAGACGGGCACCATTTTTGACACCGTCGTGATTAACGATGTAGAAGTCATGAGCAGCTTTGAGTTTTTCGATGCGCTGTGCAGGCGTGCCATGCAGGATCACCGCGGTTCTTCGGCCAAGGAAATTCTGAAAGATCGCGTCAGCCCACACTGTTTGCAGTGTACTGAGAGGCGCGGCGATAATTGCTTTAGCCCCGGGCTGGTCACGCATAATTGCGTCAGCTGCCCACAGAGCAGACAAGGTCTTTCCCGTCCCCATATCTGAAAGGCAAGCGGCCCGGGGATTGACCGCGAGGAAATTAGTAGTTTCTGTCTGCGCATGGAACGGCACCTTGATGTGCCCACCGCGAGGGTAGTCATAGTTCTTTAGCGGTCGGATGACGGGCAGACCGAACACGCGGGCGATCTGCAGATTGGTCAGCGTCGCCGGCATGGCGACATAGTGACCGTCGATCTGCTTGGCGCCCTGCGCATGCTCTAGCAGCCGCGGGTCCGGCCGATCGTAAATAACCAGATTACGTTGCGGATCGTGCCACAAGTTTCACCTCGCACTTTGCGATGTAGTCGAGCGTGTCCTTCAGCTCGACGGCGCTGTCGATGCAGATCGCGTGACCATTCGCCTCGCGTATCTTATCCAGGATTCGCTCTTGGAATTTACGAGCTCTTGCGCCCTTGCGCTTTGCCTCAACAGCGATGAACTGCCCGCGGAAGCAGATAAGGCAGTCGACGGTTCGCGATCCGCGACCATAACCGGACACAGGCCAGAAGGCATAGAGTTCGTCGCCGTATTCTTTGAGCACATCTTTGATATCGTCCTTGGTCGTGCCTTCAGGGGTTTTCATCGCCTGCACCATCCGATTTCGGGCTTTCCGGCGTAGCCGTGTTCCCATATGAACCACGCGTAATCGGTGGTGCCATTCCCCGGTTTCCCGCCAGACACCACCACAGCCCCCGGGGGCATGCTTGGACGGGGAGTAAGGAACAGCACACGGCGCAGCGGGGTGGTTGCGAGCCAACGAGATCGTTTGTCACCTTGCACCCAATTGGCGGGAAGTAGGAGGACCACTTTGCGCGCAGCCACAGCCAAAGACCATTTGGCAAACACCTCTGAGAGGCTGAAAGGCGGGTTTGAGACGATGTTGATCGGGTAAGAGCGCAGCGGCGCGTCGCGGAAATCCAGCGTAGCGACACCTGATCCCGTCGGATTGATGTCAGTTGCGTGCGCGTCGTAACCGGCTGTACGTGCGGTGAGGCTAATCCTTCCCATGCCCGCAGCAGGATCCCAGATCGGGCCCTCGAACTTCTCCATCTCGAACAGCCGTTCGCTGCACCATTCAGGCTCAACGTACCAATCGAGCGGGTCCCGCCTCCATAGATGGGACTCACGCTTGCGGAGCGGGCCGCGCAAGGGCTGTGTCTCGGTCGTCATTTGCCAGTTATCACGCAAATGATGAACGAAAAGAACACGAAAACGAAAAACAACGCGGCACTTCCCTGCACAATGTCAGATGCCGCCTTGAACTCAGCCGAAGGTATTACGATAAAAGCGTGCAGTACGATCGCTAGTGCTATGGCTCGCATAGTTTCCTCCGTTTCAGGCGCCCACCGGAGCATCATAACCAACCGGAAGCCCGCGGCAGCGCGGCGTCGGCGGCACGCGCCGTGCCCACCCTGCCCAGAGGCGGAAGTATCGCTGCGGCGGGCGGCGTGCTGCCCAGTAAGAAGCACCTTCGGTCCACTTCTCAGCCCCGCAGTTGATGCAGTACGACCGTAGCGCCCCCCACGGAGGTAATTTATGGGCACCAGCTAGGCTTTTCCGGCGAGGCGTTACCCAGCGGTGTTGATGCTCCATTGCCATGACACTTACATCCCTAGTTTGGCTTGGCAGGAGCATCAGGCGGGCTCATGTCCCACGCCAGAGGGCCCTTCTGCGTAGGCTGGTTGTCCGGCACGTTCAGTATGCACATGAACGCCCACGCGTCCCAATGCACGGCCCACGGTACCAGCCCAGCAATCTCGCTGTTGAGGTTGCCGTCCATTTTGAACGCGTTGATGACAGTCTGCATCGAAGCCCCTTCAGGAATCGGCGCTTCGCAGTAGTTGCCGTGGAAGCCTTTGAGGAAAATGCGCAAAATTCTCATGGAGGTGGGTCCTTTTTGAAGGCGCACTGCGTCTTGCTGACCGGGCACCAGGGGCAGAGCGGGTTGTCATCAGGAGGCCAGTCGTTATTGGCGATGCGAAACTTGATCGTTTGCATTTGGCGGACAACGACACCCCAGGTCCGCGCCGGATCGAGATCATATATGTAGCCGGGCTTGCCGGTACGAAGCCACCAATAAAATCCGCGAATTGTTTGTAGATCAGGGTTGTGAATCTTGAGAAGCAGCGCCTGCACGTTCAGCTCGAACGGATCTTCCCATTTTTTGCCCGTTTTCCAGTCGATGATGCACGCCACTGCCGGCCGCAGGCCCACAAAATCCAAACGAGCGCGCAGGCGGCAAGCAGGATCAAAAAAATCGCAGGCTGTTCCGTCCGCAGTGCACCCCAACCCCAGTTCGACATGCTGTTTGCTTTCCGTGTCGGCAAGAATTGCTGCACAGGTGTGCTCGTGATGCTCAAATTCCGGCGGCAGCGGTTCGCGCAGCTTGAACCGCCGCTTGATTGCGTCGTGTGTTTCGATCCCGGTGTTCTGCTTGCCCGTCTTGACTTCGGGCGAGCAGTCCTTGGCTAAAAAACGATGGTAAAACTGCTTCGGGCAGGTCTTATAACAATTGAGCTGCAGAAAGCTCATTGTTAGGGGTAGCTCGGGCAGCGTGTCCATTTCGCCTCACATGATCATTCCGCGGGCGGCCCGGCGCAACCTAGTTAGGGTCTTGCCTAGTGCCTGTCGAGCACGGTTTCCGGTGACAAGCCGGCGGTACCGCCCTCGGAATGATCACTTGTCCAACGCCTCCAAAAGATCGGCTTCAACGGCGATCGGACAGGCAGGCATCCAGGAAAGCGTTTGCCCGACCACAGCTGCGCATTCATGTAAGCGCGTCTGCTCTCCCCCATTCGCCGGAATCAATATGAACACGTCATCGTGCACAGTCAAGGGGACGCGGTAGCCCATCGCTATGATTTGCACAAGCGCCTGACTGATCACCATCCGGGCAAGCCACTGCACCACGTTTTCGACCAGCCGTGCGCCGTAGGTCTTGCGCCAGCCTTGACGCACGCGATGCAGCCAGACTTCCTCGCCTGATTCGAGCCGCTCGCGTTTCAGCGAAGTGAAGTCGAGCCATGTGCCCCCAGGCCCGAAGATCCTGTGGTCCTTGATCACCATGCAGGGTTCCGGCTGTCCGGGTGGACCCCACTCCATTGTATGTCCTGCCTGGAGGGTCCAGAGGATTTGGCTGGCTCGCTCCCAGAGGGCGACGACGAAGGGGTGTGTTCCTCGATAGAGATCACGCGCCTGCATCCCTTGGCTGTCCGTGAGACGTACAGGCGGACCGTAAGTCCCTGCTCGCGCTGTTCGAACAATCGTCGGGCCGCCTGCTCCATATCCGCAGCTGAGTTCAAGCTGTTTGCCAGTTCCTCGCTCAGCTGGCTTAGACTTGTCAACCGGGAATCCGTAGAATTCACTGGCCAACTCGCTGTAAATGTCCACTCCGGTGCGGAATTTGTCGATGACATCCCATTGCCCCGCTAAAGTGTTGAGGATTCGGCACTCGATCTGGCTGAGATCGACTTTGCCGAGCTTGAATTGTGCACCCAAAACGGCACTCCCTTTATGTTTTCGGCGTTTTCCTTGCGTGTAACCCAACGCAGATTGCTCCGGCGATTATCAAGAGAGTCATGGTTAATATGGTCAATAAAGATATGCTGAGCAGAAAGTTGTCTGAGCCTTGCACGCCGAGCAACTTCAAGATGCAGATAAACAGTATAGACACCACCAGGACCATGCTTGCTATTGCCAACCGCACGACGGAAATACGGACGGCCACGATAGCTTTTGATATTCCACTTCCACTTTGAGAGCACATGCCAGTCTTCCTCGTCGAGCAGGGCGCAAAAGCGAATATGCGGACACCACAGTCGCCGGTGATCTTCAAACACCCAGGTATTCGGGTCCCAGAAGTCATTCAACGGTCTACACCACTTCGTCGGGCACGATGATCTGTACCGTCTACACGCATTTGTTGCCGCTCTGCAATCAATTTGTCACGTTGCTCAACATCGAATGGCGCTGGCAGCACGCATGCTTGCAAACCACGCCAGTTAAACTTTAGCGCACCGCGCAGGTGTTTTCTTACGTATAGCTCCATGTCATCGTCGCGCCGGTCTTGGCGCCAATGAGCACCTACCCACGTCAACAACGCCTCCCGGCGATCGGACCCGGGTGGCAAATCACGTATTTTGAAAATGTATTTTATTCCTGTTGGGTCTGTGACAAACCTGACAGATAATGAGTTCTCCAGACCGACAGATACAGCCCATTCATAACGATGTTTCAGCGCCAGCCCCATTGCGAGTTCTGGTAACAAATGGTCTTTTGCCCCGTCATTAGTAAGATTTCCTGTTTTACAAGGAATCTGCATTGCCCCCGCATACTCCCATAGCGTACGATTTATTGCATTAATCCATTTACCACCTACCCATGCCTCCACACCTGCAGCGGCGGCCAAAGATTCGCGGTCGAACATGGCATGGTCACTGCGCAGCATGTACTTACTAAATCTATGTGCGTACCCTCGTACCTCAGCCATAGTTACGCTACGCAAACGGTTTATCCTAAGCGTCTGAGCATCGCCACCTTTATCACATATAATACCAATATCAATTGGCCACACAACATCAGGTGTGCTGTCTATGAAAATCCAATCGGTATCTTGGTCTAAATCCCAACCCCACGGCTCTAAATGCTGAAATTCAACCAGTTTAGGAGGTGCCAGCCAGTCTTTTCGTGCATGGTTAGTTTTCAGCGGCTTGATGCTGGTGACTGCGTTGGTTATTCGCAACGCTGTTGCTTCAATTTGTGCTCTTTTCTCGCGCAGTGTCATGGTGCTTTGATCGCTCGTCTGAGCGCTCCCTTCTGTGGCTTGTAAGGATCGGACCGCGGCAGGTTCTGCGCGTTCTGCTTGTCGCCCCCTCCCCACCTGCGCGTGTGCGCAGCGGCATAGGCAAGGTAGATCGGGATGGCGCCGCGTGTCGAGATGTCGCCGAACCGCTCGACGCGGGTCATGTAGATGGACGAATGCGCTTTCAGCCGGGCTTCGACCAGCAACGCCACTTCTTCGTCATCGCCGTAAAGCAGCTCCTGCATGAACGGGTCTGACTTGGCAAAGGCGTATTTCTCGTTGCCCTTGGCTGTGGTCTTTTCGGCGGGCTCAACGCCTAGCGCCTCAAGCATGAACGCAAAATGTTTGTCGCTGCGCAAATCGGCCGCGCATAGGCCATCACCTACTCGTGCAAACAGCTCGTTGCGCGCATCGCGTTCTGCGTACCAAGCCGCCCCAAGCAGATCGAGATCGCCAACCAGCGTCGGCTCAGTGAACATTTTCACCGTCGCGCTGACCACGGGCAGCTCGCTTGCAGGGAACGCGTAGGGCACGGCTGAGTGTTTCCCGGCCATCATGATGTGAAAGGCATCCCAGGTCAGCTCGCAGTCGTGCATACAGCCGCTCGCGACCATGTTCTGCACACCGGTGTCGAGCTCGTGCCAGTGCTTGCCCTTGAACAGCTCGTAAGGCACGGACTTCGGCGCAAGACCAAGGCGTGCCGCGAGATCGTCCAAGCCGTTCTTGACGCCTGAGTCGAACACGACGCGCGCCATTGACAACGTGTCGAGCCAAATGTCCGGGCAGAAGTCGAAATGGTGGGACAGGATCAAGCCGTCGACGTGCGCATGGTGCGCGAGGAGGGCAAGAGGCAAACCGCTGCGCTGGCAGGCACGCCACACCTCGCACTGTTCCTTGAGCTCTTTCGGCGACATCCATACAGCGTTTTTACCGTTGTATATCGCAGCACCGTGCGCGTCAAAGCGCGCATCGCGAACATATGCTTCCGTCGTCAGCTTTTTAAGCGTGTAGTCGGAATCGAAAAATGTCTCAAAATCCAGTGCGATGATTTTCATGCTTTCCCACTTTTAAATCTGCTAAAACCAAATCCGGTCACCGCGATTTTTTGGTCCGCCTATGGCCTTAGTTAAAGCCCCTCCCGCTTGCTGAGGGCAGAAGGGGCCCGTGTATGCTGCGCAGGGGAGGTTTTCCACCTGCTTTTTTGTTCTTATTCCTACCACCTCTCTTTCAACATTCGGCACGAAACCAGCATTCGCGCCGCGATCGGTAGTCGCGCGGCCATTGCGCTCTCGGGTCCGACCAGCGCGGCATAAGCCCCTGGCTGATCGGTGCATCGTAAAAGCGATAACCCGGATAACCGCCATAGTATTGCGGCCGCGGCATGGTTTGCCATCGGTACGTCAGGTAAGCTGGCGGGCCCCACGGCGGCGGATAGCCTTGCGCGCTAGAGACCGTTGAAAGGTGCAGGCAGGCGGCACTCGTCAACAGAATTAAAATTATCATCAAAAGTACGGGTGTCGAGCGTCTCATGTCGCCTCTCCGGAGCTTGTCGAAAGTGAAAGTCGCCTATGTTGAAGATCCGGCACACATTGCCGTTTTCGGTATTGACCCACAAGCGTTTTGACTGCGCATCATAGACTACCTCGACAAAGGTAGCGTGCGCCAAGTCAGTCATTTGAGTCACATGGATAGGTGTCGGGTTCGCCCGCCGGATCCAAAATTTCTTCATCGTCGTCCCCGTCCAGTTCGGTTTCGTCAGGCATGCCGGGCATAGAAGGTTCTCCCATGCCCGGCAAAGTAGGCAATGCGGCGAACAGTGTCAAGTCGCCGCGGCGAGCAAGAACGCAAGGACTAGGCAGAGCAGGAGGAACCTAAGGCGAAACGTCATGGCCGCCCAAAGCACGATTGCGAGGACCGTCGTCATGACGGGACTCCCAATGCGATTAAAATTGCCGGACCAATGTCGAGCATAGTTCCGATCGGCTTACCGTCTGCGGGCGCGCCGAATTGCTTGTAGATGTTAGGCTGTAGGAGAAGCAGAAACCGGCCGCGCGTAATGCCGCTTTCGCTTCCCCTATAATAGTGGAATGTAGCATGTGCGATGTACATTGTTAGGCGTCCTTTTTTGGAGGGAATAAAAACGACGGCGCCCGCAAAGGCGCCGCCTAGATTTCAACTTAAAGGTTACGCCCGCGGTCCGTTACTGCGGAATGGTTGCGCCAGAATGGCCGCGACATCGTCTCCGCCTCGCCAGTCAACGCCAATGCCCTCCAGGTACTCGATAGCACGCGCCTTGAGCGCTTGCCCGGACCCGGAGCTATCCACCACGCTTGACGTGAAACGCGTCTCCGCGGCGTCCGTCCCGCCCCTAACGGACCGATCGTGATCCGCGTAGCGGGTTACTGCATTTAGCGCGGTCCATGCCGATGCGGCGCCGACCGACTCGTTGCGCTCGTTGCGGGTCTGGCTGAAAGCACGCGACAAGTCGCCAAATTGGTTTTGCTTGCGCGTCGAGACATCGGCCGTCGGTGCATCGAAGGGGATTTCGAGCACGTGCTTGAACATACGGTTGACTTCGATTGTCGGCATCGTGTGCGCCGCCATTGCCTCGCCCATGGCCGCGTAGGTCGCGAAGCTTTTGGCGATGGTGGCGAGCTCGGCGCCGACCTTTTGTGCGTCGAACTTAGTGCTGTGGCGCGTGCGCACGATGCACTTGCCCTTGTCGGCTAGCGCGGTGTCGAGGGTGTTGTTGCAAACCACGCGCGTGCAGGTGCCGCGATTGATCGTGCTTCCTGTGCCGTCGAACGTTGTAGTCATCAGCAAGCGCGCCTTGTGGGCATCGCCTGCGACTTGGATCTCCGCACCGTTTGGTTTGAAGGTAGCGGTCGCCCAGATGATTTCGCCTTGCTTCAAGGCGCCGGCGACGTCGAGCTTAAATCGGCTGTCGACCGCGCAATAGCGTTCGAACCAGTCGAGTACGTCTTTGGGCTGTACGGGTTGATAGCGATCGGACGCGTGGCCTAACACATGCCCGTTGTCGCTGCGCACGATGTAGCGGTCATGCTCGACGCGTTCATAGCCACGCGATGCCATGACAAGCGTAGGTGTCAAAACCGAAAGGTCGACCACGGCAGGGCATTTGACTGCGGTCCAATCGAGACCTGCATGTTTCAGCCAGTCAGCCGTTGTCCAACCCTCCTGGTGTTGCTGGCCATGACGATGCCAGATGTCGTTGCGGTCGCCGCGGAAGGCGATTGCGAACTTGCCGGTCGACGTGTCGAGATTGTGTGCCATGGTTTGGCTTTCCTCTGTGCGGCGTGATTGCCGCGATAGATGCCCCCTGGCAGGGGCACCCGTCGCGAAAGTCACTTCACGATCGTAAATGTGCAGGGGGGCATCCGTGTCGATTTGCGGCCTTCGTGCGCCAGGGTGCGCGTTGCAGCGGCTTCCACGGGCGTTTGCAGGTCGGTAACGATCGCTGTTGGCGCATCAGGGTAAAACTCGATTCCCCTGCGCACGTGCATGGCCGCGGTGCGCAGGGCGGTTCCGGCGACATAGCAAGCACTACGCTCGGAAACGGTAGTCATCTTGTCGATTGCCGCGAAGAGAGCATCGGCTCGACGGTCAAGGTCGGCAGCGATCATTTTGCGCGGTGTCATATGGCTTTCCTCCAGGGCGGCAGATCGCCGCGGATTAAGGCAATAGCACATAGCCTAACCGTTGTCTACTCTTAAAAAAAGTTTAGTACATTCGCTTATGATATCATGTGGTTACACGGAGTATAAATAACAATATAATGTGGGTATCTTTTGGCTAATCCTATCATGGCTAGGTATGGGAACCCGTTGAAATGACTAGGGAACAATGTGGCTTTACCACTTGCTATGTGCCTATACTGAAACGCGGACCTACTATAATGTATAAGAGAGAAATTGAAAACCGCAGAGCTCAGGAATCCTAATCACCAAAAAAGTGCTTGTGTGTGATTATATTAGAATAAGACTCATAAATAATAATAGGATGTGCACTCAACTAGTTTCAATGATTTCAATCAGTTACTGGCAACCGCTAATGAAATGGTTAGCTAGTGCTCGGTTTAGCACCTGTAATCGCTGCCCTTTCAGGGGCATGCTAGCGCTCTACTGCGGCGCACAGCCTAACAGTACGTCATTGCTGTACTGAAACCGCTTAGTTGTTATGTATTTGCAGCATTGTCCGTCCAATCTATAATTGGACCGACACGGAGCGGGTTTTTAACTCAGGTATCCGGGTGGGGGGTCGCGCGCGGTGTGAAATCTAATAAGCTCACTCCTAAAATCAGCCACCAAATTTTTAGAGCCCAACACTTGACAGCCAAGAAAAAATTCTACATAGCTAGACTGCCCTAACACTCAAAGCCAAGGAGGAAACGTGGCGATTGAGACGTTGAGAAAGCAACTTGAGATGGCGGACCGAGAAACCGCCTACTGGCAGGTGCTGCGCAAACAGACGCAAAAAGAGCTGGCGCGCGTTGAAAACAAGCTGCGCATTTCCAAAGGGAATGCGCGGGCAATCCGATCCGTGATACGCGAACAGGAGGATGCACAATGGCGCGCAAAAAGTACCGAACAAACAACCTGACTGCCGATGAGGCTGCGCGAGCGTGGGCTGACTACATGCGCACCCGGCGCCGCCCGGAGAAGGCGTGTTGGACCTGCAAGCAAGTCTTTCCCAACGACCGCGATCATTTTGTAATGGGTGTGCGCGGCCGTGTCGGCGTACGCTGTCACACCTGTGTTGCTGCCAATCCTGTGCCCACCCGGGCCAAGCAGCACTGCCCCTGCTGCCGCCGAATGACCCGGCTCGTGCGCGACCGCCATGCCCCCACGAGCTACGCCGTGCACGTCTGCGCGACTTGCCTGCGCACCACCAACGCCATTCTGGACATGGGTGCGCCAACGCGCGATCGACTGCTGCAGTATGTGGCATGGCGCGAGAAGGCCGCCGCTCTGCCTGAAGCGACGGCCCTCGAACGGGCTGGGAATATCGGTGCTGATGTAGTGGCGTCGCCCGAAACGCCGGGCTAGAGCATGGTCGGTGCCCTACCTTCTGGCCCTGAGAGCGCCAACTTGTTACGGCCCTTCGAGACCGCCGGCGCCGCCGGTGCCTCAGGACCGCACGAGCATCATAGACCCGTGAACGCTGCTTTGCCAAATGCCACTTCGTCGGGTTTAGCTGGCAGCTCGCTGCCCGGCCACGGCCGTAGTTCTGGTTGCGCGGCCTCTGCCTCTGCGCCGGGCAGGTCCCTTGGCACAGGAGGGGTGGGGAGAGGCTCGACAAGCGCATGCACAAACTGCCCGTTGCGCTCGAACGTGAAGGTTGCCAGTCGGGTCCGGTCCGAAGTCCACAACCTCAACACCAGGAGTTCGTCTTTCGTCGGTGGCTCATTGCCCGCGTTCAGCTCGTCAGTGTAGACTGACGAGAACTCAAGCCGCAGCTTGGTGGAAGGATCTTCGACAACCTGCTCTTTTATCTGCCAGATTCGCAAGGGGAAGCTCCCATGTTGATGTTAGGCGGGGTGCCTTACAAAGTGCGACATTACTGCTGTCTATGCCAGGAGTGCAAACCGATGACGATCAAAACCGAACAGTTAAGGTCGACGGCACTTGCGAGCGCTACTTACGACAACGAGACGCTCGATCTCGACGTTACGTTCAACAACGGGGGAACCTACACGCACCACAACGTGCCGCAAGAGGAATTCGACGGGCTTGTGGCAAGTGACTCGCCCGGGCGATACTGGCACGCCAACTTGAAAGACAGGTACCCATGACGATTGCAGAGCTGAAGAAGGTAATCGATGCGCGGCTTGAGGCGCATCTTGTTGAGATGAAACCTGACCATGACGATTCGATTACAGGGTTCAACGAAGCCTGGGACATCGTTCGCGAGGCTTTTGCCGAGATGTGCAAATGATCGAAGCTGAAGCCGATGCCCATCGCACTGCGCTGCTGATCGAGTTCTATCACAACCGGCGGCTGGCCCACGAGGTGATATTTAAACACCGTCATCCGATCAAGACTCCGGCCTTCCACCACGAGATCCAGGACGTCTACCATTCCAAGCACCCGCAGGTCGTGATCGAGGGCTTCCGCGACGCCGCCAAATCCACGGTTGCGGAGGAAGCTATCGTGCTGGGCGCGCTGTTCGAGGAATTCAAGAACGCCGTCGTGATCGGCGCCTCCCACACCCGCGCGGTGGAGCGGCTCATTGCCATTCGCAACGAGTTCGTCGTCAACGACGGCATCAACCAGCTGTTCGGGCCGATGGAGGGCGAGACATGGACCGATTCAAAGCTGGTGCTCAAGAACGGGGTTTGCCTGCAGGCGGCCGGCGCCGGCGCGTCCCTGCGCGGCATGCGCCACAATGATGCCCGGCCGGACTTCGTCTTGATTGACGACCTGGAGGATGAGGAATCGGTCAAGACACCCGACCAGCGCGAGAAGATGATGCACTGGCTCTACCGCACGCTCCTGCCCGCCTGCGCCAAGGGGCCCGCCGGTCAGATCGCCTACCGCATTCGCTTCATGGGCAACCGGCTGGACCGTGACGCCGTCATTGTGCGGGTGTCTAAAGACCCAGCGTGGCTCGCCCGGCGATACCCGGTGATGGTGCAGGATGACCTTGGCGCCGAACGGTACGACCTTCCGGAGGGCCGGTGGCGGCCGTTGTGGCCCGACAAGTTCTCGCTCGACGACATCGCCCGCAAGCGGCAGGAATACGAGCGCATGGGCCTTTTGCACGATTTCAATTGCGAGTATATGTGTGAGGCAGACGACCCGGAGGCGCGCATCTTCAAGGAGGGCGACGCCAAAACCAGGGCGACGGTGCGCACATGGCAGTCGGTTTCCGCCGTTTACGATCCTGCCCGTACTGTGGGGGTGAGCTCCGCTATGACGGGCGTGGCAGTTTTCTCCTGGATTGGTGCGAGACTTGTGGTGTGGCGGGGCGACGCCCAGCTGTGGCTGCCCGACCAGATCATAGACGACATCTTCGCAGTGGACGATGCGTGGGCGCCAACCGAGATCGGCGTGGAGGCGACCGGCCTTGAGGAATTCATCATGCAGCCTTTGCGGCATAGATCCCTCCAACGCCGACAGCTGCTGCCCCTTCGTCGTCTCAGCCCTCCTCGCGGCAAGGATAGCTTTATCCGCGGGCTGCAGCCCTTCTTTAAGAGCGGACAAGTTGACTTTGTGGACGTTACAGCGGAAGCGCGCGGACAACTTCTGTCCTTCCCGACAGGCCGCAAGGACTTCCCCAACGCGCTAGCCTACGCTTTGATGATGAAGCCGGGCCTCCCGGTTTACGACATTTCGCGCGAGCACATGATCGAGACGCTGACCCGCCTGCCCGGTCAGCCGTGGTGGCTTGCCGTCAACGCGACCAACCAATACACTACTGCAGCGCTTATACAGGTGATCGATGGCCAGATTAGAGTTCACGCCGATTGGGTTCGAGAGGGACCGCCGGGGGAAGCCCTCGCTGACATCGTCGGACAAGCAGTTCTGGAAGCTGGGGCTCGCCGCGGGGCTGTTCGTCTTATGGTCAAGCCTGCTGGTGGTTCTGACATTGTCGGTCTCCGGGTCGCGGTCCGCGCCTTACAGGTCGACCCTCGTGCCGGGGGGGACATTGTCCGCGGGCGAGAGCGTCTCCGTGACCTGCTCACGCGACGTAAACGGGATCAGCCTTTGTTCATCGTGGCGCAGGGGGCCCGATGGGTGCTTAACGGGCTGGCTGGGGGATACAGTCATAGTGTCGGGAAGCGGGGAGAACTGTCACGCGAGCCCGATGAGGGACCCTACCAAGTTCTGATGGAGGGGATCGAGTCTTTCGCGGCGGTGCTCGACATCGCGCAGGATGAGGACATTCCGCGCCGGGCCGTCGGGGAGGATGGGCGCGAGTACACGACTATCTTGGCAACGGCGCTGCCTCCTGCGCCGGCCAAGGATGAATGGCACAGGCCGGATGTGGTCAATTCAGCAAGGGCATTGAGCCGTGGCTAAGAACAGCAAAAAAGCCAAACCGCGCACTGACCCGGAACCGCGTGACGACAATCCGGCGATCGACGATGAGGATCGCAAAGAGGAATTGTCGGACGATCCCGACGTCATGGAGGCGTTGCTTGAGCTTTATAAGGACGTCGAGCAAGGCTACGAGAACCAGTACGACCGTTCTAACACCCAGATGGACTATTGGGAGCTGTACGATTGCAAGCTCGGCATGCGGCAGTATTATGCCGGCAACTCAAAAATCTTCGTGCCGATCGTTCATGATGCTATCCAGGCGCGCACCACGCGATTTTCCAACCAGATTTTTCCGCAGAACGGTCGTTACATTGAAGTCACCACGATGGACGGCGAGATTCCGCACGGCGAGATGTCGCTGGTCGAACACTACATTCGCAAGGCCAAGCTTCGCACTGTAGTGGTCCCTGCGCTCCTGCGCAATGGCGACATCGAAGGACAGTACAACGTCTATGTCAGTTGGGAGACGCGCACGCGGCACGTGACCTACAGGAAGCCGCGGCCTGAGCTCGCTGGTGACGACGGCGAGACGCCCGACGACGTTGTGCACGAAGTGGTCAAGGAGGGCCGCCCCTGTGTTGAAGTCCTTGCAGACGCTGACGTGCTGGTGCTTCCGCACACTGCTGAGACAATCGGGGCGGCTTTGGCCGGTGGTGGATCGGTTACAATCCTTCGTCGCTGGTCTAAGGCGAAAATCAACCAAATGATCGAGGATGAACAAATCCTTGAGGACGCTGGTGGCACGCTGCTTACGGAGATGGCCGGGGAGAAGGCGGCCGTTGCCATCAACAAGCAGAAGGTGGTTGTCGACTCGGCAGGAATCAAGATCGGTCAGGGAGGGATGAAGCATGCCCTCGTGTATGAGACATGGACCAATCTTACGATCGGCAACGAGAAACGGCTGTGCCGTATCTATTTCGGTAGTGAGAAAATAGTTTTGGCGGCGCGCCGGAATCCCAATTGGTCTGACAAGCTTAACCTTTTCAGTTGTCCGGCAGAGAAGATACAGGGAGTTTTCAAAGGAAAATCTAAACTAGTTCCCTGCGAGCAGATTCAGATTTATGCCAACGATGCGATCAACGAGGCCGCGGACTCGTCTATGTTTTCTATGATGCCCATTGTCATGACCGATCCGGAGCGCAATCCGCGTATCGGGTCGATGGTTTTGAGCTTGGCAGCAGTGTGGGAGTGCGATCCAAATTCGACGGTGTTTGCGAAATTTCCCGATCTGTGGAAGGCGGGTTTTGAGATTGTAGCGTCTTGTAAAGCTCAGATAATGCAGTCTCTAAGTGTTTCGCCTGCAGCGATAACTCAAAGTGGGACACAGAAGGCCAAGC